ACCTTCGCTGGTTATGTCATCCCGTTTGACCAAGTCGAAGTGCGTTACGGTGGTAATGTCGCTGGTGTCACAGCCCTCACCAACAACGGTGGTGGCGAAGCCCGAATGATTGAAGCGGTTGCTGGACTCTGCGTCTACAACCCCCTCGCCTTCGGTGTCTTTGACTTCACCGCCTAATCGCTGAGATGTCAGACATAATCCAAAGTCTGGCTGATGCAATCCCCTCCCACCTTAGAAATAGGGTGGAGAGGGAACTCATCAACGGCTGGAGGATGTCTGAGGTCAAGGCTCAAGCCACGGCAAAGCAAAATGCCGTTTTTAACCACGCCAATGAAGCACACAACATTGATGGCGTGGGTCGCTTAAAAGCGAGAATTCCAGTCGAGGCTTGGCACTATTGGGGTCAACGCCTTGGTTATGAGTGCTGGGAGGACAATCAGTTTCTTGAAGAGTTCCTCCGAGACAATCCCGAAACAGCCATAAGAAACTATGCAAAGAGAACAGTCGTAAATGGTGCTCTCTTCACAGGTGACGGATATCTAACCAAATGAGAACAACCGACTTTTCCAAAGTCCTATTTGACGCTCTCCAGTATTCTGGAAACGACAGGCATAACATCACATCTGAGACATTTGCTCAGTTCCGTGATTTCAGTTCTGCCCGTATGCGTGAGGCTTGGGAGTCGAATCAATGGATTGATATCTGTCGCCTGTCCCCTTTCACGACATCTATCGATGTCAACAATGTCGCTTACTTCACTCCTGCTGAAGAGGCTGACGAAATCCTAGCGGTCTACTCTAGGAATCCGCAGGAGACCACACGGGCTGTCCAGTTATCCTATCAGATTTACGACACAGGCTCTGCCCGTAAGGTCGTCATCTCTGCTCAACAGGCTGACGGCTATTACCTGTACCGCAAGGACTGCCCCTCGTTTGAGGGAGACCTCTACAGTCCTACTGTGGTCTACTACCAAGGTGCTCAGGTCTACTTCGACTCTGGCTCTGGCACAGGTACTTACACTCCAGTTCTGGGCAAGCCCCACGCTGGCAATTTCTATGTCTGCACGGCTGTCTCCACGACTGCTGGTCAGAACCCTAACACCCACCCCTCGCTCTGGACGAAGATTGAGATTCCTTATGTCTTCGGTGCGTTCATGTCTTGGGGTTCTGCCGCCAACTGGTTCGTGTCTGAAGGTCAGATGCAAGAAGCGGCTACTGTTGAGGGCAAGGCTAACCAGATTCTTGAACAGGAATACGATAAGTTCCTGCGTCAACAGAGTCAGTTCGGCAGACTTAACATGATTCAAACTTACTAAAATGGCTAATATCGCATTCTCCACCCCGTTCACAAAGGCGTTCCTGCACAGCGATGCCACAGTCGGCACTTCTGCCTCTGAAATCCTTGCTCCTACGACCAACCCCTATGACAAGCGAGTGATGCTGGTCATCCAGAACAAGTCCGACACGGCTGTTGTTCAGGTCATCTTCGCTACTACTGGTGCTGTCGGTCTGGAACTCCAGCCGAACCAGTCCGCTACGCTTGAGAACTACAATGGTGCTGTCAGGGCTATCTCTGACACCGCCAGCACAACAGTCCATATCGCCCAAGCCCTCGTCTAATGCGAGTCGGACTCTCCAGTATAATTGGAGACGGCTTTGGTACTGGCTCTTTCGTCTTCGGTGAAATTGCTTCTGGTATTGGTGGATTTCCTCCATTCGGGACTATACTAGGAAGCGGACAAGAACCGCTGACACTGTATTGGTACTATGCAAGCGATACTAGTAACGACGGCTACTTCCAATACGGCTATGCCAATTACAACATTGTTGCTGACGGAGTAGGTGGTTCTTTCATCAGTTACGGCTCAAATGTGCTTACAGCCACATACAATGAGGTAATTGATGATGACCCCGCCGTAACCCTCACTAGAATCATTTACAAGGGTGATGGTTTATGGAGCGAGTGCAATAGGGCTGGCAATGTAGGTGGAACTGAAAACTCTGGTACTGCCTATGTCTATATCAGCGAAGCATCGAGTGACTACCCAGTTGGTTCTTGGACTTCTGTCCTTGTGAACGATGGTGTGTGTGGCACTTCCACCCAATACACTTATTCCTATGACCCGTATGGCACATTCATTACATCATATGGAGACTACAATTACTATTCTGACGGGGTTGGAAGTTACTATTCTGAACTAATCTAAGACTTATGGCTACTGAACCTAGAACTATTTCTAACGGCTGGAATGCTTTCGTGACAGACGAAAAGACTTGCGTTGGCATTAAGGAGTTTCCTAAGGGAGGCAAGTACTGGGGTAAACTGACCCTCATCAACAAGCCTACCGAAGCCGAACTCAAGGCTGAACTCACCCGTCTCAAGATTACCTTACCTCAATGATTACGATTATCCTCGCTACTGTCACCTTCCTTGGTGGCGTTTATGTCGGTGCTCGCTGGGCTGAAAAACTCAGAGACATCTACTTTTCTATCGTTTCTAAGTAATGGCTAATGAATACCTAAAGGACGGAGACATAGGGTTTGTCGGGCTTAACAGCCGTGACAATCCTAGTGCTTTGCCCCAAGGTATCGTCAGCCAATCTCAGAACTTCAGATTAGACAGAGGTGTCGCAACAGTCCGCAAGGGTCTGCAACGCAAGACCATAGGTGCTCTCGTAGGTCAGACCATCTACGGGGCTGGCTCTTACATCAATTCTACAGGACAGGAAATCCTAGTTCTTGTTGTAACGGATGGTTTGTTCTCCTACAATCCGCAGACAGAGACCCTTTCTGCCAAGGTGAACTTCCCCGCTGGAGAGACAATCACTACTCAAGACGGGTGTGATGTAGTAATGGCTGTGGACAACATCTACATCAGCCGTGGCTGGTCTAAGCGTCCGCTCAAGTGGGACTTGGCTACCACGGTTACAGTAATCCCTGCGTCTGGCGTTGGCGTTGAGTTCCCGAACTGCACAGGTCTTCTCTACTACGCCAATCGCCTTATTGCTCTTGGCAAGTTCCACCTAGAAACCAATCCCCTCAGAAACTATGACACTATATCGGTTTCTAATTTTCTGGACTTTAACGACTGGGATGTTGCTGACGCTTTTACCATAAACAACGGCAGTAACGACCAAGTTGTCGGCATTGCTCCTTGGACTCTTAATGAGTTCTTGGTGTTCATGCGTAACAGCATCTTCTATGTGAATGTCGGCTCTAACCGCTATGTCACAGGAGACGCACTCAGTAATGACTCTTATGTCAAGACTCTGGCTACCGACATCGGTTGCTCCGCACGGAAGTCCATAGTTCAAGCGGGTGGTGGCGTGTTCTTCCTTTCCGACAACGGCATCTACTTCCTGCAACCCCAGCCAGCATCTGCGGAGTCGATGAAACTGCTCACGATGGCTGACCCTATCTCAGCCCCCATTGACGATGTTATTCAGCGAATCAATCGCAATTATGCTCATCGTGCAGTTGCAACCTATTGGAATAATCGGTACTATCTTGCAGTACCTCTTGATGGCTCTGTTGATAACAATGCCGTTCTGGTTTACAATTTTATTCTGAGACAATGGGAGTCCGTTGACACATATCCTGCTGGCTTTGATGTCTTTGATTTCGTAATCGCAAAAAAGGACAACCAGCGTAGAATGTACATGATTGATACAGACCAAGGAGTATTCCTGTCTGAGCAACTCAACTATGACGAGTACGGAGTCTCTACGGGAGAGCCGATTCTTCCGTTCTACCTTCCCGCTACATTGTCTGCCTTAGCGTTCACTCAGAACCCGATTAACGCTGTCCTCAAGACACGCAGATACTCCTTCAATAGCATAGGTGACAAGCGGTTCAGCACGGCTGAAGTCGAGATGATTGCTGACGCTGGCTCTCAGGTACAGACTACTGCGGAAGTGTTCAACCCAGACATAACCGCTGTCATTGACATATTTGGTGCTCAGTTCACGGAAGACTCTGCCAGACGAAACGGTATCCGCAAGATAGGCACAGGCATTCAACTTACCTTCAATTCATACAACCTCAGACCTTCTATTCGGTCGGCGTATATCTACGCTACGGCTCAAAAACAAAACAATCAATCTAAGACTTAACAATGGCTCAAATCTCTAAAGGCGATACTTTCGTTGACGGACAACAGGTGACTGGTGCTCGTCTCAATCAGTTGGTTGACTCCTCCACCCTGCTTGTTGGTGCTATCACAGACCAGCCTAGCATCACGGCTAACACTCTTGAGGCTACAGACAGTACAATCGTCAATGATGCTGGCGTACTCAAGGAGGCCACGATTGGTGACATACTGAACAGCAATCTGCCCGTCACTACCTCGTCCATTACAGGCGGTGCTGGCGTGGATATCGCTGTCACCCCTGCGGCTGGCAAGAAGTTCGATGTGAATGGTGCTCTTGAGTCCGACTCAAACAACACTACTGGAAACTCGACTGTAGGTGGAAACCACACAGTTTCTGGCAACCTCATTGTCACAGGTTCGTCCACGCTGACTGGTAATGTCATCGCTGACAACGGATTCACTTCTAACGGTGTCGCTAACTTCACAGGCACTCTACAAGTCAATGGCTCTACGGCATATGTGCTTTATGAAGTCTATCAAGAAACGCTTCCTGCATGGGTTGCCACCGTTGCTGGACAACAACCCGCAGTTGTTACTACGGCTTCATTCACGAAGCCAGCAGACGAAATCTGGGAATTTGAAATTGATGGAACTTGGACGCTGGTGAGAGGCTATGGTGCGGAGTATGGGTTCAGATACTCAACAGACACATTCCAAACAGGTTCTTACATTGATTTTAATTCTGATTACTCTAGTGGTGTAACTACAATTTTGACTCGCTCTATAAACCATAGATGGACTGTTCCTGCTGGAACTGCTCTTACAGCGAGAACAGTAGTTGTCGATGTTTCTGTTGCTCCATCTTCCCAACTGAGGATGTTCCAGAATACGCCAGTTTATACTAACCTAATCACAACTGGAAGCCTTCCTGTTTCAGTTTTCCGAATCTATAAGTACAAGACAGCCTAATGTTTCTCACTAAACTGAAAGCCTTTGTCCAGACGCATCGCTCAAAGGGGCGTGGCGAGGCTTTCGGTTTTGACGACATCACTACGGAGACATACCTTAAGTGGGCGTTCTCGCAAGACTATCTCTTGCTCCAGACTAAGGACAGCGAGATTACAGGCATAGCCATAGTTTACCCTGTTAAGGACACCTCCAGTGAGGATGCCATTTGCACCTTTAACTACAAGATACCCAGAGACAAAGAGCATTTATACGCCCTCTGTATCATGGATATGATTTCGCTCGATTCAGAATCTACGAAAAACCTTGTCAAAGACTTTAAACTCCGTTATCCGCACTGGGACTGCTGTAAGAAGTGGGCTTTGCGGTTCGGTAATCTCAAAGAAATAACCAACCAATATATTAACCTTTTATAACAATGGGAAGAAGCAAAGTCAAAGCACCTACACCTAGAGACTACAAGCAGGAGATGATGGACACGCTGTCCGCACAGGAGGCTATCCAGCCTCGCCTGTTAGAACTGGAGCGTCAATACACCCCCCTGTACCAGCAGTTACAGAACGAGAACCAGATGCGTGGCATGGGGCTTATGCAGGATGCCTATGGTGCGTCTATACCTCGCTCTGCCCAGTTATCTCAGCAGTACGCTGAGGCTATGCAACCCGCCTTCGCTGGCATAGGCACATCGGCTAGAAACGCCTACAATGCCACGCTAGACCCCTCTGTTAGCGGTCTGATGGGTATGCTTGGGCAACAGGCTACCGCTGACCTCGCCAGAGGCACAGCCCTGTCTCCTGAGGAACAACGGATTGCCAACCAGTCTGCTCGTATGGCTATGGCGGCTAGAGGTCTTTCTGGCAACCAAGCCATTGCACAGGAAGTTCTCAACAACTACAACCTTGGTCAAGCCAGACAGAACCAAGCCCGTCAGTTCGCTGGTAGCGTCTACGGCATGGGTCAGAATGCGGCTCAACAGGCTATGGGTATGTACGGCAACACAATGCTTAATGCGGCTCAGGCTTATTCCCCTGCGGCTATGTATGGTGCTACAGCCCAGATGAGCCAAGGTCTTGGTGCTCAACTCTTCCAACCTGAATCGCAGTACAACGCTTCTCTTATCACGGCTAACCGCAAGGAGGCTATGGATGCCCAGATTGCCAATGCTCAGTCTAAGAACGCTCTCACAAGCGGTCTGCTTGGTGCGGCTGGTGCTATCGGTGGTGCTATGATGGGTAATCCTGCCTTATTTGCTGGAGGCTTATCTTCTCTTGGTGGCGGTGGTGGCAGCAACCTTGGAAGTATGTTCTCTGCCTCTAGCGGTGGCACGGCATTAAGCGGTGGTCTTAATCTCGGCAACTACACCCTTGGTGCTGGTGGCACGGGAATCAGCACAATGAGCGGTGGTGGTTTCAAATTCCAATAATTTATGGCTTCTCCTTTTCAACGATACCAGAGTGGCATTGAGGCTTCTACTGGAAACCTAGTCCCAGCCTATGGTCAAATGGGTCAGCAGACCGCCAATGCCATTGCTGGCTTTGGTCAGAACCTTGCCCAAGGTCTCCAGCAGTACAACGAGAACTCCCAGAAGTCTGAAGCGGCTAACGCCAAGATTCAGATGCTTGGACAAGAGTATGCCGACAAGATAGCGATGTACGCCAAAGACCCAGAGATTGCCCAGTCTGGCATCCTTGATGGTCTGATGGCTAAGGCGGCTATTCTGCAAGATGCTCCTACAAAGGGACTTAGTCAGCGAGTGATGATTGCTCACGATGCCGAAACAGCCCTTGCTGGATTTGGTGCTAAGTTACAGGAATGGTCTTTCCTCAGAGGTCGTGAAATGGAGCGACTGGCTGATGAAGCCCTTCGTAAGTTCGATGGTGTTGTTTCTGTTACAGACCCTAGGTTCGCTAAAGAAGGCGAATTCCAGTTAGACCCGAACAAGACTCTTGAGCAAAACAAGGCTGATGCTCTGGCTAAACTCAACGCCATAAGAAAGAGCAACCCCAAGATGCAAGGCACAGACGAAGAGTTCCTTGCTAACTGGCTGAACAATGCTGAACAGACTATGGCTAAGGCTGACCCTGCGGCTGTTCCTCCTGCTGTAACAAGTGCAATCTTAGAACAGATACAGGCTGACAAGAGACTTCAGAAGAGCAAGGCTGAATCTGCTAAGACTGGTCTTGTTGAGGATTTCTTGGCTAGAGGAAAGAAGTCTTCTAAGGCTGATTTTGACAAGACTCAATCTGCGGCGGCTGATGTGCTTCTTCCGAAGGTGGAAAAGAAAGAGCCTTCGGCAATGGATACTCAGTTGGCTCAAACTGCGGCTACCGCAAAAGAAAACATTAAGAGACTTGAGGAGCAAAAGACTAAACTTGAGGCTCAACTTAAGGAAGAAGAAAAGCGTTCCTACTTCAAACAGTCTGCACCTATTGATAGAACAACCGCTAACATTGCTGAAATCGTAAGAAAGTTTGGTGCTTCTGTTAAGGAAGATTTTTCAACAATTAATCCTACAACTGGAGAATTAGAACTTGATAAAGAAAAAGTTGGCAGAAAATTGGGGGCTATTGCAACTACTGTCATTCCAGAACCTGTCTCTAAGATTGCAGGTACTCTTGAGTTTCTTGGAATGCTTGAGAACAAGTCTCCGTATGAAAAGGATGCTATCAAG